CTTTTACACCGAAATAATCTTTACCATGTTTTGGTTTTATAACGTCTTCTGATACGTATATCAAAGCATCTCTTCTGCTTCTTCCGCCTAAAGCAACTTCTTTTCTTTCTTTTATACTTCTATCAGAATATCCCGTCATGAACCAATTTTTAGACACATCAAAATAGTTGCATGTTTCGTCAAAAAGTGTATCTTTGAATTCGATGTGCTTGAAATTCATTTTGTTTTTCAGGAACAAACAAACCTCATCTTTGCCTGTCCCCGGTGGACCATTAAATATAATTATCATAGATTTTCTACAAGATCGCCCTCTTTAAATGCTTCTTCCCATTCTTCTTTCGTAATACCCGATATGATAAATTGTCTGTCTTCATCATTAAGATATGGCATTGCTTCATTAATGCTAACATAACCATTTTTCCAAAGAGTAAAATGCTCTGGATCAACTGGAATTTCACGAACACGTTCTACACCTGTAATTACACTTTTGCGTTTGATTTCCATAAAACCACTCCTTATAAACACCCAATATAGCGAATATACACTATAAGTTATTGTTTGTCAAGCATTTTTTCATATCCCATCTTCGCAATGTAGTAAGAATCAACAATGTCAGAAAGAGGATTCCATTGCTTGTCGCTTGTTATACCTAATTCATCTCTTATGTTCAATCCTGTTTCTTCTAGAAAGCACTCATACATCAATTCTTTTTTTGCGTTGCCCTTGCCCGTTGAATATTTTTTTACAGAAGGCGGGGCAAAAACATCGTATTCTACGCCATTCTTCCATAAATTATATTTCAAAAGACCTGTATTTTCCGCAATTTGAAAAACACGACCAACAGCATTAAATGCATACCCTTCAATAAAGCAATGCCCAACATTTCTTCTTGTTACAATAACAGAAGACCATTTTGAAAGGTTGTCATACCTCTCTGTATCTGTTTTATATGTCGGATAAAGCATACCTTTAAATTGATCGTTGACAACCAATTTCTTAATTGAGTCAATAAGGTAATAAAACGTGCAGTTTTCAACATTCCACTTTTCACCTTCGTGGACGCATATTGCTGGACTTGTTAAACTATAATCTATTCCTGCTACTATCATTTGATACCCCTACTTGCTTAGTAGGAGTATTTATTCAATCCTTTACAACAATTTGATCGGGTTTCCGACCAACAATAATATCCATGAAATATTCTACCTTGTTCATGTCCTTATCAAATTTATCTTCTAAGAAATCACACATTCCAATAGAAGAATTGATATCTACACAGTTATTTTCCATAATCAACATCAACGCCTCGCCCATGGTAAGGTTTTCGTCAATCATCGTCAAAATCATTTCTTTTTCGAATGTCTCTATATTATCAGGCATTTAAAAACCACCTTGACCATAATTTCCCATAGTATTTTCAATTTCTTGTGCGAATTCTTGGTAACCTCCAATATGACGACCGTCAATAAAAACTTGTGGAATGGTTTTTACTTCTGGGAATTGCTCTTTTAGTTCTTTGAGGTTTACTTCTTCATCAACATTCAAGTATTGGAAGTTCATATTGTATTGTTCCGCTAGTTCCTTTGCTTTTTCGCACCATGGACACCGTGTATTCCCATATATTTTTATCATTTTCTACATCCTTTCTAATATACCAATATACCCAACTGTTAAGACAATGATTATCATCCATAAAGAAAATACGATCAATTAACCAAACCAAGTTGGGTTTGCCATCTCTTTTCCAACCATGATTTCTTGCTGAAAATGTTTGGTTGTTTGGACCTCCTAATATCACATTAATAAGAACAGATAAAGCAATGCCTATTCTTTTTAGATATGTTAAAAAAAATTTTAAGAGCATTTTCAGACCCCAAACCTAAACAATAGTATTTTTATTTAGGTTTGGGGGATGGTTTAGTTTCCACCTTTAAGCAAAAACTTATTGCTAATAGTCTTGAAACTGAAACTTGGGTCTTCATTGCACTTCCACACAAGACCCTCACGAATCTTATGATTAATGCTTGGACCTTCTGCCATTTCAAGACCTTGTGCAACACTCTCAGGTGCATTCCAGTCTGTTCCAAGAATAGGAACATGCTCTAGACCTAGACTGTCACATGTCACAACACGTTGTTCTGGATTAAAGTATTCATGAGTTTTAATGTCAAACACGTCAAAGACAAAGAAGCGATGCCCCTTAAACCCTTCACGGTTGCCTTGAATACCTTCACCACAAAGTTCGCCTTGGAAAGCAAGACCTTCTGGAATCTTATCACCAATTTCCAATGCCATTTTGACAAAGGTGTTATCGGCATTTTCTTCATCAATTTTCAATTCCATGTTACGACTGCAAACACGAAGTTCACCTTCCCAATGGAAAATCGTCATTGAAGAACCATCCAACTTCATAGTTACCTCATAAGTTGGTTTTTTGAAGTCATCAGGTAGAACAACATCACGCTCTTGAACCTCTTGTAGTTCTTCATTCCAAAACTTTTCAGTCAAGAAAAGACCATCCCGCTTTTGAATTGAACCAAAGCAGTTCTGAATACGTTCTTGATCAGTCTTAGGAATAAGACCAGTAGGAAAAGTGCCTTTTGCTTGCCCTTGTAGTTGGGTAGGAATAGGTGCTTCCCACTTTTGGATACCGAGGAGTTCAGTTAGATCAGCACCTTCTTCGATTTCTATTAACATTTGTTTCTCCAATATAAAATCCATTCTTCTTCTGATAGTTTATATCCTAACTGCTGAAAATTGTCAACACCCATTTCACGAATAAATTCTCTCGTCTTATAAAGAGATATTCCTAATTGTTCTGATAAGTTTGATAGTTTTATTTTACCCCTTGAAAGAATTTCAAGTGCTTTTATTTTATCTTCTTCTGAAAATTCTACATAATTTGGATTTTTACTACCAGACCAATTGTCACTTTTTCTTTTTTTTAGGTTGGATGCTTTTTCTTCTTCCATAAAATCTTCATACTTTTTCCCTGCTCTTGCCCTTGATAATTTATCTTTTGTTTCATCTGTATGGTTTCTACCTTTAAATTCACTTTCACATCCTTTTTCCCATTTAGTATGTTCTGGCGGGGATATTCCTTTTTCCAGCATAGTTTTTCTTATTTTATTGGATACATATTTTCTTTTTTCTGCCGACATATTCTTCTGAGTATTTTTTTGTTTCCCCGACATTTCTTCTATCACGTCTGGAAAATCTCTATGCCTATACCACTTTCTGTTTTCTACTTGTAATTTATATAATTCTTTTTTTTCTTCTTCTGACCAACTCTTTAGTGTATATCCACCATCACCACCATCAGTCATATTATAACCATTAGGATAAAGTGAATTTAATTTTTTAATCCAGAACTTTTCACGCTCATTTAATTCTACTTCTGAAACGCACTGTTCTATTTCAAAAATTTCAAATGTATCATAACCATGATGGTTCATCGAATCATACAAATATCTGTTAACTTTTTTCTTAGCATTTTTGACGTGAGAAGAGAATCTTTCCACCAAAGACTTGGTGGTTTTACCTACATATATTTTCCCGTTATTTTTGTTTACTATTTTATATACTAACATATGTTTACCCCGTAGTTTAATAGTTTTTACGCAGAGGTGTTTATATACTTTTTTCCGTTTTTTTCTTCAATATCAAAAATATTTTCAATTTTTAGTAATAAACCAGATGATACCTGCCCACGCAACTTAATTGTGCGTAGACGCTCACCTTTAACGCCATTGTATTCACGAGGTTCTTTACCGTTTGACAGAAAAGATGCAAGTTCATGTGGAACCCACGAGTCAATCTCTAGGTAAACAACCAAGTCACCTACTTGAAACTCGCCACGTTTAACAACAACTTTCCACCCATCAACAGTAGCGACTTGAATCAAGTCTGCCCCCTCAATAGGTTGAATGTCACTAATTTTACGAATACTTGCTAGTTTACGCATTTCAGTTCTCCATTTTCAACTTTAAGTGTCACTATCTGTGCACCATTTGTCCTTAAATATGCTCTACCGCCATCTACAAAGACCGAATCATCAGGACTTCTACGATAGTCATGTCTGTAACGAGA